CTCTACTCTTTCGATTTCTTCTCTAATTAGTTTCATTAGGCATCTCCTGAAATTTGTACTTGTTGGTAATACAGAGTTCCTGCACCTACACCGTATGCAGAAACTTTATTTGAATTAATTACAGTAGCATCTGTTGAAGAGAATGCTGTGACAATTCCACTTGAATTATAATTAACAGTCATTCGTGTCTGATAGTAACCACCTACCCCAGAAGAAATATCTACAGATAAAACTTGCTGGTGTGTGAAGTTGTAATATGATTGTCCTGTTGCAGTTAGTGTAACATAATCACCGACTCCAAATGGTACTTGTGTTCCTTCTGGAACTGTAACAATTGTTGTTGTGCCGGTAGTTACGCCTACAACTTTATTTGAAGCTTTTGTTAAACCCAGAGTGGCAGATTCTCCAGATGAAACATAGTAATCTGCAGAAGTTGCCGATGGATTTCCGCCTACAGAAATATGCGCTGCACCACCAACTGCAACCACTCTCAAAACACTAGATTGTACTGAAAAAGCAGATGAAGTTGATGCAGCACCTGCAGTAAATGTAAATGAGGAACCCGCCCCAACTGGTCTATGAGCCATTATTTTTAATAATACACTTTTAGTTATTTATTAATTTATCTTTGTTCAATCCAGTTCAGAACTGCAAGTGCCTTTTTGTTAGTATTAGGACTTGCACAAACAAGAGTGTAAGTATCACTGATTGTTCCAATACCACTTCTACCTAACTGAAGTGCTGCTCTAACATCAAGATCAACTAGAGTCCCACCACTACCACCAATCACAAAACCACTCAAAAGATCACTTCCACCAGATACTGCTGTTTGAGTAATATTATACTGCATAAAAGAGTTTGGATCGGGATGATCTACCCAAGTTCCTCCAGTCAATGTTGCATTTTGTAAAAGTTGCCAATAAACATTCGTATTATCATTAGTTGCTGCCTGTAATGATCTCAAAAGCATCACACCAGTTAGGTTATTAGACTTTAGACGAATGCTTATAATTGGATAGAATGTATCTGAAGATGGCATCGTTGTCCCTGTGATGGGATTTGATATACTCAAAAGAGTTCCAAGTTTCTCTGGTTCTCCTTCCTGAATCAGAGAATTAGAACCCTGATACATGTAATGAGTTCCTGCAACACCTGTTATATTTTCTATCTCAAGTCTAATCGGTAAGAATGGAGTAGAACACCACACTCCTGGATTTGTATTTGAGTTCTCAAAAGTATGGGATGCAATAGTCTCATTCTTCATCAACCAAGCAAATTCTATAATGCCAGCACCATACCATTCATAATTGATGGAAATCATTTGTTGTTTTGTTGGATCTGCAGTCACTCCAGTCCAACCATTTCCATCAAACTTTTCACCATTCCAATCATCCCTGTATACTCTAGTTTCTGTAACAATTCCAGTTACACTACTGCGAATTACATAAGAATATGTTCCTCCATCATCCTCAAAATAAACACCGTTGTTTTCATCAAACAATCCAAATCTTCTGCGAATACCTACCTGTGGAGTATCAAGACGAATTGCAAATGCAAGAGTTGCTCCTCTACCAGGAATGTATCTCATTACATTCTTGGTTTGACGAACAATTTTACTACCAGCAGTAGAACCAACTTGCATGATTACATTACTGGCATTTGCATTAAATGTTGCAGTTCCAACTCCAACTATTCTTTCATCCCATACATCAGTCTCTTTACCATACTGGAAGGTGTTAAAAAATACTGTTTGATATGGAGATATTTTAAATCTGTTGTTGTTAGTGAATTGAGGTCTCCAGTCCGTCTGGTTTCCCCAGTGATCTGCGATGTTGAAAACCTCAAAGAGACTTCTTTCTTGATTTAGAAAGTCTTGTGTATTCTTATTCCACTGAGCCATTATTAATCAATCCATTCCAACTTTGATGGGTGATATCTTTTTGCGTTTCTAATATTGAAATTCTTTTCAGTTACGGGATAAATCTGATGAACAACTGCTCCTGGATAATCTCCCTGAAGTTGTTCTCCTAAATCTCTTTTAGATGGAATTCCACTTTTAGTAACTAATTCCATTCTATATAAACTTCCTTGCCACAAAACATCTGCAACATACTCTTCTCCAACCTGTTGTGGTGTTTCTGATTGGGAGTTAATGTAAAGATTTCCGTTAAAGTCTCCGGAAATATTTACAGATTCTGAGATGAATTGTTTGAAGGATTTCATTCTTCTTCTATTTCCTCTTCTGGTTCGCTATTAAACATTGAGTTCGCCACTTCGGGTCTAAATTCATCAACCTTTTCTGCAGCTTTAGCGAATAGAAGGTCTTTGATTTTGTCACTAATTTGTGAAGGTGCCTCATCTGAGACAATCATATCCATTAAATCATCCATAGTTATAAATGTAATCAGTAATCGTTTTTATTTATATCTCCCCACCCTTAGGCATTTCTGCAATTTTTCCACTTGCTTCAGTTGCTTTTCCTTGGGCGTCCAAGTTTGGTTCCATTACTGGTTGACCCAAATCCATTCCCGATGCTTGTTGTCCCGAATCCAGTGGCATACCTGTCATTGGATCTACGGGAGCATTTGGATCTGGAATAACTCCATCCTTAATTTCTTTCTTGATGATTTTATCCTGCTCTAGAATTTCCTCATCGGTTTGGCGAAGAATTTTACGTCTTACATAATCTTGAGAGAAATATTTTCCAACGTATGGCTCAGCAATTTGTACCATACCAAGTCTTTCATTCAGCAACTCTGCATCCTTAAGTTCCGCAAAATGATTATCATACAAGAAGTCATATTGGATATGTTCGTCCATTCTATTCCAATCTTCTGGGGTAATGATATTTTTTAGGATTAATTGAGTCCTCAACATATCACTAAACATATAAGAAAATCTTTTTCTTAAACGAGAAACAAATTTGCTGAACTTAACTTCATCTCTTAGAATTTCTGAAGAACGACCAAGATTAAATCCACCCTCTCCATCCATTCTTGAAGGAGGAACATTTAGAGAACGATAAAGTTTCTTTTTAAAATATTCAATATCAGTAATCTCTCCAAGATTCTGACCTCCAGGAAGTGTAGAAATTTCTGTACCTCTACCCCCTTCCCTTCTTGGAAGCCAAAAATCTTCAAGCATTGCCATGAATTTCTTATCATCACGAATTTCTCCAGTGTTTGCATCATATACTTGTTTGTTACGATAACGCATCATTACATCACGGAGATATTGTTCTGCCTTAACTTTTGGAAGATTGCCTACATCAATATAGAAAATTCTACGTTCTGGAGCACGAGATAAACGATAAATTACCAAAGAGTCTTCAATCATTCTTAGTTGATTGAGTGACTTGATTGCCTTATGGAGATATGAAAGAGTTGATCCTTTATTTCTATCAACAAGACCAGAAGTGCAATATGTTACGGAATCTTTTGTCATTTTGATTCCAGCATTTGAACCACCAAGAGTTCCAGGTGCTGGAGTTCCTGTTGGATATGTCATCTTTGGTTGATAGACGAAATACTCATCAATTTCTGGAAAATCGAAATCCATTGGATTATCGATATTTCTATTTGAAATTCTTAATCTATCATCTTCCTTTTTCTTTGCCTGACGTACATAACGCATTTTCATTGCGTCAATGTATCTTAGTTCTTGAATTCCTTCGTGAGGATTTTTTAGATCTATTACTTTATGGTAGTATAATCTACCATCAACATACCAATTCCTATAGATTTCGTGGGATTTCTTATCAAAATCTAAAAGTTCTAAAATATACTTAAATTCTTCTCTAATTTTTTTCTTAATGCCATCGCTAGCATTGAGATTATCCAAGTCAATCTGAACTGGACTATCGTTAGTATCTGATACAATAGCCTCATTTACAATATCTTCAATGGCACTATCGCACTCTGGATGAAGTGCCATTTCGCGATACCTTTTAATAAGGTCAAACTCTGTTCTATATACTCCCTCAATATCTACATATGAACCAAAAAATCCACTAGTTAAATAGTGGTCAACCCCGTCCTCCTTATTGGGAGGAACGGGGGATACTGAAGTTGGCGATAATGGTTCATTATCTTCAATAGAAAAACCAAAAAGTTTTGCCATAATTTATTTGATACTTTTAACTTTAGACTATTTATTATGCTTCTTCAGTACTAGGAGTCCAGTATTGAACTTGGAAGTCAACGGTGAACTCTTCAATAGTATCGGAACTATCATAAGAAAGATCAATTGCAGAAACGCTAGTTGGGAAAATATCAAAGAATTTATAAGTTGCTGCAACTTGAAGACCACTTCCAAAAGGAGTATTCTTTCCAGTGGTGCTCTTAGATCTCTTAAATTGCTTTACGAATGCATCACACATGTAGTTTGCTGGGTTTGAAAAACCACTGGCGTCACCATACTGTCCGATAGACTGCATCCACTTTTCCATAGCATCACGGATTTCAAATTTCTC